CATTTGAGTGGCGTTCTTAACCACTACTTCACCTGGATAGTTTGGATCGGGGGAGATAACTCCCTTAGCCAAACGCCCCCAATCTGTCAAGGTTGTAGGACGACGCTTATCGCGTAGTACCCACAAGTTTGCCTGACAGACGAAGGTTTCCCCGCAATACCGTAGCTTACCATACCCGTTATAAGGCGTGGCAAGTGGAGGGTAAACGACTGACATAAAACCACGAGGAGTATCTGTATAAGGAATGAATTTCACTCCTGGAACAGACTCAACTGCTTTATGACAGTAAGCTGCTGAGTTATGCATACCAATCTGGTGAAAGCCAGAGGCGTATGCACACCAAGCAGCAAGGGAAGATCCATGGCGGAGGTGCGTGCCTGGTAACTTTCGGATTCTCTGTGGTGTTACGATTGCCCCATTAAAGGCATCCACACCGCAGGATTCTCGAAAATTTCCTCCGTGAAAGCTCTTTAGCGTGTTGACTTTGAGGCCAACCAGTTCTAGAGCAGACACTACATGCCAGTAGTATGCGGTTTCAACGACTATGTCGTCTCCGTACACATATACTGCACGACGCGCCAACGAACGGTTACCGCAAGCTATGCTTACGGCTGCAACTGCAATTGAGTAAAATATAATACTCTCCACGGGAAAGCAAAGCGCTGAACCCATGGGAGCAAACTTATTCAATTGAACAATTCTACCGTCAGGTAGAATAGTTGACGTGCTTCGTAGGTCGAATACTCGTTTCCAAAAGCTATCCGAGGAATCGGACGCTCCAAGAAACAGGTACTTAACCAACGAGAAACTAACTCGATCACTAGCTTCACTTAAATCTAAGGTGGCATGAGACTTGCTGAGGCTACTTGCCAAAGCGAGTCTACCGTTCACCCGTTGATCTGTAAAGTTAATGTGACCAGCAGCTGAAGAACGGGTCTCTAAGTGTTTAACTAAGGGTCCCGCAATCATTTGCTGTAAGAACTGGACTTCCAGGGGTTCACACGAAATAATCCGTGGTCCTCTAGAGTCTTTTGGGACTAATACGACCTTAGCCATTGGCTCAGGAGTACGTACCATGTTCTTATACTGACTAGCAGTAGAAGCGAGTTGTAAAGCACGACCGTTAGATCTCATACCGTAAACATATTCGTAAGACGGGAAAGATCTGTGGACGGATTCGTAGAGATGGGTGAATTCCCACTTCTGTTCATCACGTTCACCGGTGGCTACTGCTCCAGGTCCGTGTTTGGGTTTCCAGGAGAGTGGAACATGAGATTGAAGGTCATCGCTGTTAGGCGAAAAACCAGCAATAGTCTCATGACAAACACGGCGAATCTCATGAATTA